GGGAGGGCCATATGTGTATCACCATACAGGATTCCGTTAATGTTCCGGAAGTTTTGGATAAATAACAAGTTCAAAACTGGCATTGTCGCGGTGGAATTTCCGGCTTCGCTCTGTTTTGATATATTCTGCGTGGTGAATGATACTTTTTAGAATTTCATTTTTGATCTGAGCATTGTCTGTATGGGTATAAGCATCAAGAATGGGGCAATGGGCAGGAAGCCATGTATTTTCGGCGGACACAGTCTGCTGTTCGGCTTCAATGGATTGCTGCAGACGGAAAATTTCGGTTCTGACGATCTGTATTTTATCTGAAACAGCAGTGAAACGGGTCTGAAAAATTTCCGGAGTATAGATACCCTGTTCCAGTAGTTCACAGGTGCGTATCTGCTGCTTTTCTGCCAGTTCCAGCTCTTTTAAATAATTTTTCAGCATATGTTCTTTCATGTTCCATTCCTGAACACGGTCCGTATCTGTTTCCCATTCCAGCATGTAGCCATCCATCCATTCCTGCAGGGCTTCCAGAAGTTTTTGTTCTATAAGATACAACGGGGCGGAAATGTTGTCACAGTCACGATTGGGACAGCGGAGACTGTAATAACTGTCTCTGGTGTTGCTGGCAGTTCTGGTAAGGGCAGAGCCGCATTTTTTGCAGGTAATAATGCCGGACAGGGGGTTTTTCAGGATTTTGCTGTTTACAACAGGCGGCGCAGATTTTGCATGAATCAGTTTCTGAACTTTATAAAATATATCTTCCGAAATAACAGGGGGATGAAGTCCGCTGTACATTGGAAAGTCCGGGTTTTTTATACGGATTTTCCGGGTGGTTCCCTCCGCAATGGTTTTCTTTTCTTTTTTTCTGCCCCAGCAGATTTTTCCAATATAGACCGGGTTTTCCAGTATGTCTTTGATGGTGCTGACAGACCATTTTTCCGCAGCCTTTGGTTTTATGCCCATTTCATCCAGTTTTCTGCAGATGCGCAGGCGTCCCAGAGGTTTCCAGGAACCATCCGGCTGTTTTTCTCCGAAAAGACAAAGGTGGAAAATCAGACGGACGACTTCTGCCTGCTCTGGCACAATCTCCAGGGTATAACCTTTTCCTCCAGGTATTTTTACCCGTTCGTAACCATAGGGAGCGGTGCTGGCAATCCATTTGCCTTCCTGAAGGGAGGCCATACGTCCTCGCTGAATGCGGCGGTTTATGGTTTTATATTCCCTTCGGCTCATGAAAAGTCCGAATTCAAAGTATTCTTCGTCGTATTCGTCGGTGGGGTCATATATTTTCAGCGGAGTCAGAATCAGCGTGTCAGAAATCTGAAAATATCTGGCTATGGTTCCCTGGTCGCCGGTATCCCCCCTTGCCAGACGTTCCACTTCCGCCACCAGAACACCGTCGCAGCTTCCGTCACTGATGTCCTGCAGCAGTTTCCTGACAACGGGCCGGTCCTGAATGGTTTCTCCGGAAACAATTTCCCTGTAAAATTTTGAAATGGTAATGCCCAGATTTTCTGCAAAAGTTTTCAGCAGTTTTTCATGACGCAGCAGAGTTTCTCCTTCCCCATGGGCTTCGGCGTCACGATCTGCGCGGCTTTTTCGGAGGTATGCGTAATAAGTGCCCTGTGGATTTAAAGGTCTGTTCATGGTTTCACCTCCCTTATCAGTCTATGAAAAAGGAGCATAAAAAAATGCACTGTCATTTCATGACGGTGCGGGCGGTACTGCTTGTGCAGGAAGGGTGCTGTCAGTAATACCCCGCAACAGAGCTGCGGGGTACGGTTTATTTTCTTATTATATGATACAGGCAGATAATACGCCTTTATAATTATCAGGAAATAAAGAATTCAGACAAAACCTTCATATGGTGTGTTATAACATTTCAATTACAGCGAGATTTGGTTCAAAATAGATAATATAATTGTCCAGTGTGGTAAATACCCCATATTTGGAGCGGTATTTTTGGATGGATTCTGCCAGAAATTCCTGAGTTACCTCCAGGTATTCAGCCATTTCAGCCAGGCTGTGGCATCCGTGCCGGTAGGAATTTATAATTCCGTTTAATCCAATCAGACGGTTGTAGGACCAGAGGCGTGCCTTCTGTTCCTGTTTGCGGTTCTGAACATTGTTCTGGTTCAGAATATTTCCAACACTGGTATAATAATGGCCCAGTTCTTCTGCCAGTACGCATTTCTTTTCTGTTGTGGTCAGAGTGTCCTTAATAGCAATTCTGTTTCCCTTGATTCTCCCATCGCAGGATTTCAGAGGCTTCTCCTTTGTAATCAGATGGTTGCTGTCTGCCTCTATAAGCAATTCTGTGTAATCCATAATATCACCCCTGTCAGTTTCCCCATGTATGCTTCCGGCATTTTACTGCCGGGAATCATAATCAGAAATTTTCATCATCCATAATGTCTTCATCATGCCGGATCATTTCTTCCGTTATTTCCACATCCGTGCGTTCGTGAGCGGCGTTTAAAAGATACGGAGAAGTATCTTCCGTCACTTTGGAGGGACGGTGAGAACTGTTATAAGTATAAACAGCGGAAGACGTCTGTTCGATGGAACGCTCCCATTCCTTCGCCAGAGTGAAATCTACCATTTCCCGGCCATGGTCGTCAAGCACACGGTATTTTTTTATGATGTTTTCAAATTCTTCCGGAGTCGCCCTGTCTTTATACTGTTCTTCTGTTCCGTCCTGAAACAGATAATTGGCATCACAGTGCAGGATGTGAAACAAATCATATAAAAGGGCAGCACGGGGGGAATTTACATCTGTTTCCCAGTTTCCAATGGCCCCTTTGCTGACTCCCAGCATTTCAGCAAGCTGAGGCTGGGTAATTCTGAGGGATTCTCTTTTTTCCTTTAATCTTGTTCCAAAACTCACCATTGTCACCTCCTGTACGATAAAATATTACTACATAAAACTGAGAGAATCAATACAAAGAACAAAAAAACTGAGAAATTTATTGACTTCTCAGAATAACTATGTTAATATCTGGAAAAGAAAAGAAAAACTGAGAAAAAGAAAAGGAGGATTATGGAGTGAAAACCGACTGTTCCAGAAAAGAGGTTTTGGCAGGAAAGAGACAACAGGTACAACCAGCAGTACATAAAATGTACAAAGGAGCAGGAGGAATTTATGGAACATGCAGCAAAACAGTTCAGGCTTGGGTCTGCTTCTGTAATAATCTGTGACGACCAATGTGTTTCCGAAGCGGAAGCAGAGGAAATCATAAAGGATCTGGCTGAAAGGATAAAGCCTTATATGGTGAAAACAGCCATGAAGGATAAAGTTTTATATGATGAAAACAGCCATAGATGAAATCATCTGAATGAAGCGGACAGACAGAGTATGGAAAGTGGAAAAGCGGAGCGGGAAATCAGAAAGAAACAGGAGGGATTACATTGGATAAGGGAATATTATCGGAATACATGGATGCCTGTGCAATGATAAAAGAAACGGAGCAGGAAATCAGAAAATTAAGAGCCAGGAAAACGGAAACGGTAGAAGATGTTGTGAGGGGAAGCAATGGGAGTTTTCCCTACCAGCCCCGGAATTTTCATATATCAGGAACCGTTTCCGGAAGCGGAACGGAACGAAAGGTCCGCAGACAGGAACAGATTTTAGAGGAACGGAAGGAGCGGGCTGAGGAGATAAAAACAGAGACGGAATCCTAGATGAATACCATTCCCATGCGGATGCAGCGTATTATAAAATATAAGATTTTTGAAGGAATGTCATGGGAAGAGGCAGCGGTAAAAATTGGAAGAAGGGCCACAGGAGAAGGAATAAGGAAAGAATTTGAAAGGTTTTTTGCCTGAGAAGTCGGGTGTCGGAAGCTGGGACGGAAATGTCCGGCCAGTTACCGGCACCCGTCCTGTTTTCTCCTGCTCCATAAAAAATAAAAGTTTGTCCGCTCTGTCCTGATTGTCCATGTTTGGGGTGCTAATATGATACTAAGCCATGGAAGATACACATGGCAGTACCGTTCCTTAGCGGTATGTTACCGGGCGCGCCGGGCAGTGGAGGGAGGTGAACGGAAAAAGATATGAAACATGGAAAGCAGAAAGATGAAGTAAGAGGTGTGCAGTAATGATTAATACCGTCATTGAGTCACTCAGCAGTTCCCTGAATGCTGAATTTGGCAGTAATTATGAAATATACAGGGAAATGACAGAACAGGAATTAAAGGAACGCAGTTTTCTGATATCCTGTCTGAGTTCCGGTTCCAGGCCCTTTCCGGGGAAACAGTATTTCCGGGAAAATCTCTTTGGTATCCGGTATGCTCCCAAACGGGAAGGACGGGAGAGGGAAGAATGCAGTGCAGTGGCAGAGCGTCTCTTTTCATGTCTGGAATACCTGACTGTGGAGGGCAGAACCATAAGGGGAACCGGAATGAAATACGAGATTACGGAAGGAATCCTGAATTTCATGGTAAATTATAACCTGTTTGTCTGCAGGAATGGTGAGGGAATTCCTGCAATGGAGGAGATTTCAGGAGAAATTTCAGCAAAAGAACAGGGGAAAAATCAGGTGTGAAGTATCATTCAGGAGAAATTTCAGCGAAAGGAAAGGTGAAGTACCATGACAGGGAAGAACCGTTTACTGAAAAGATCGGACAACGGGAAAATGAAATCAGAAGAAACAGAATCTGAGAAGCCTGAAAAGGCGGAAACCCTTTTCACAAAGGAGCAGCTGCTCCGGTCAGAACGGTTTCAGGACAGAAAGGACCTGCTGAACGCCCTTCTGTCTCCGGAACAGCAGTATACCATGAAACAGGCAGAACAGAAAACAGAAGATTATATGAAAGGAAAGGTGAAATAAAATGGCTTTAGGCGGAGGTACATTTATAACTCAGAACAGAGAACTTCCGGGAACTTATATCAATTTTGTTTCGGCAGCATCTGCAAATGCAGCTTTATCTGAGCGGGGAATTGCAACTATGCCGCTGGAACTGGACTGGGGGATTTCCGGTGAAGTATTTGAAGTGAGCAGCGAGGATTTCCGGGAGAACAGTATGGAGATTTTCGGTTATGACTACGGACATGATAAAATGAAAGGGCTGCGGGATCTGTTTTTGAATACCAGAATTCTGTATGGGTACAGGCTGAACGGAAACGGAACAAAGGCATCCAATGATTATGGAGAAGCAGTCTGCAGCGGAGAGCGCGGAAATGACCTGAAAATTACGATTCAGGTAAATGCAGATGATGAATCTCTTTTTGATGTGAAGACCATACTGGGAATCGAAGTGGTGGATGAACAGACTGTTTCCGGGGCAGGAGAACTTGTTTCCAATGCGTATGTGAAATGGAAGCCGGAGGCAGCACTGGCGCCGGCTGCGGCAGTGCCTCTCAAAGGAGGTACCAATGGTACGGTGGAAGGTGGTTCCTACCAGAACTATCTGGATAAAATTGAAGGTTATACCTACAACACCATGGGAGCAGTCCTGGAGGATGAAGTCACAAAAGCCCTGTTTGTTTCTTTTGCGAAGCGTATGCGGGATGAAATGGGTGTGAAATTTCAGCTTGTTCTTCACGATTATGCAAAAGCAGATTACTGCGGTGTCATCAGTGTGAAAAATGAAACCACAGATGGAGAATGGAGTGGGGGAAGCCTTGTTTACTGGACAACAGGGGCGCTGGCAGGATGTGAAGTGAACAGGAGCTGTCAGAACAGAATTTATGACGGAGAGTTTACGGTGAAGGCTGATTTTACACAGAACGATCTGAAAAAAGCCATTGGAACAGGTGAATTTGTATTCCACAAAGTGGGAGCAGATGTTCGGGTGTTAAAGGATATTAACACCATGGTTACTGTTTCTGATACTCAGGGTAATGTATTTAAGGAAAATCAGACTGTCCGGGTAATCGACCAGATTGGAAACGATATGGCTGTGCTGTTCAATACAAAATATCTGGGAGCTGTTCCAAACGACAATGCCGGACGGGTATCTCTTTGGTCCGATATTGTGTCCCATCACAGACAGCTGGAACAGATACGGGCAATTGAGAATTTTTCAGATGCGGATGTGACTGTGCAGCAGGGTGCGGATAAAAAAAGCGTGGTAGTGTCCGACGCGGTGACCGTTGTAAATGCCATGGACAAATTATACATGGTCTGCACCATTATGTAGGAAAGGAGTGTTGAAGTATGGGAAATGCAGTTATGAGCGCAAATGACGCCATATATGGGGGCCTTGCGGAGTGTTATATTACCATTGGCGCCCGGCGTTATAATTTTATGAGCATGACAAATTTTGAGAGCAAATGGGAAGTAAATATCACGGATGTGGCAATTCTTGGAAAAGTGGGAATGGGTCATAAAGCAGCCGGCGGAAAGGGAACCTGGAGCGGAACTGCCCATTATAACCAGTCCATATTCCGAAAGATGGCAGATGAATACCAGAAAACCGGAAGAATGCCTTATTTTGAGATTCAGGTAAGTAATGAGGATCCCGGAAGCAGCGCCGGACGTCAGACCATTACCCATCATGACTGTCTGTGTGACAGTTTCATACTGGCCAAATTTGAAGCCGGAGAGGAAATCATGGATGAAGAAATTTCCGGAACGTTTGAAAGCTGGGATATGCCGGAACAGTTCAGTGAGCTGAACGGATATTAAAGGGAAAATTATACACGTGACAAATTCTCCTGTATATGATAAAATTCAACTATCAATACAAAGGAGGAAGTAAAACTATGAAAAAGAAAATTGCTGCATTATTACTGGGCATGGCAATGTGCCTGTCAGTAACTGCCTGCGGCGGAGGAAATGACAAGTCAGATAAAACGGAGGATACCGTCAAAACAGAGCAGAGTGAAGATTCCGCTTCAGATGCAGAAGACAGTGAGGAGACAAAGGAAGATGCGGCGTCTGATGACAAAGATAAGTCAGAAGATCCGGAGCAGGCAGGGGATGCCGGAGAACAGGAAACACCGGAGGAGCCTGAGGAAGAGGAAAAGATTTATAATATCGGAGAAACTGCTACCTTAAAAGACTGGGATATTTCTGTAACAGATGTTCAGATTGTGGAATCCATTGCAGCAGATTATGGTTCTTTCAGTCCGGATGAAGAAGGAAACAGATATGTACAGGTATTTGCGACAATTACCAATAACGGAAAGCAGGCAGGAAGTTTCCTTCCCATGATTGGAATGGGAGATGATGTGTCTGTAAAAGTTCTGTTTGGGGACGGATATGAATTTGCTTCTGTAAATTTACTGGGATACAGCAACGATCTTCATGATTCCAAAGTAAATCCGTTATCTTCCCAGACAGGGGAAATAGCATTTGATGTTCCGGAAACTGTGGCTTCTTCAGAGGAAGAACTGCTGATACAGTTCAATTCCGGTAATGATTCCGTGAAATTTAAACTCAGATAATCTGGTCACGTGGACAGAAAATTGCATAACAGCAGTAAGAAGAGAGCCTGTTTTCAGGCTCTCTTCTTCTATGGAAAATTCTTCCGGATTTCATTTAAAGATATATTCAGAAAGAGAGGATAAATTTATGTCAAAATTCAGCAGATTTATGAAAGAAAACAAATTTAACAGAGAAAATGGAACTTATGCGCCTACTTCCAGCTTAACCGATGAGACGGGAAAGCCGCTGGAATGGGAATTCAGGCACGTTTCCTCCAAAGAAAACGAAGATCTGAGAGATTCCTGCACCATAGAGGTACAGGTAACAGGAAAACCGAACCTGTTTCGTCCCAGAGTAAATTCTTCTCAGTACCTGGTAAGGCTTATAGCCACTTCCACAGTATTTCCGGATTTGTATGATGCGGGCCTGCAGGATTCCTATGGTGTGAAAACGCCGGAAGATCTTGTGTATGCCCTTGTGGATGATCCTGGGGAATACCAGAGACTTGGAAGCTGGATTCAGAAATTCCAGGGATTTGACAAGGCCCTGGAAGAAAAGGTGAATGAGGCAAAAAACTGATTGAGGGAGGGGACTGGGAAGCAAACTATGTGTATTATGCCCTCCATAAGCTGCATATCACACCCTCCCGGTGGCTTGCGATGGAGGGGCAGGAAAAAGCATTTGTCATAGCAGCAATCAATATAAAGACAGAAAATGATAAAAAAGAGAGGAAAAAGGCCAAATCTCAGGCCAGGAGAAAAGGAAGGTGAAATAGTTGCTTCAGGCAGGAATTGAATTTCAGAATTATTTTACAACTATGCTGTATGACATTATGGATGCTGTGAATCTGTCCACAGCATCCATTTATAATATGCAGCATGCACTTAACAGTGCAACCGTTACAATTAACCAGGCGGCGGCTGCCATACAGGGGCTGGAAAGAGGGGCGGGAACCACATCTGCCCGGCCTTCGGATACACCGCCGGGAACCTGGCAGGCAGATAATCAGCGGGTGTTTACCGGTTCCGGGGAAGAACGGTATCAAATGGAAACAGCAGAATTAAATCAGATGCTGGAACAGCTGGGCGATACCCAGGATGCCATTGCAAGGCAGGCATTCCGCGATTTTACATTTCCGCCGGAGGCTTTTCAGGATCTGAACAGTCTGGCGGCCAGAATATCCATTATGCGGGAACGTGTGCAGCAGATAGAGGACAATCCCCTGAATTTCGGCACAGATACTGCAAATATGGAACTGGAACGTCTGCGCAGTCAGCTGAGTCTGGCGCTGCAGCAGCAGAACAGGTTAAATGAAGCCGTGGACAATGCAGATGTTTCTGCTGCAGGTGCGGCATATCTGGGCCTGTCCCGCATCATAGGAAATACAGAGCGTTATGTGAGAGACACCGCAGATGGACAGGGGGAACTCAATCGGGAGACGGAGCAGGGGAAAGCCAGTGCAAATGGAATGCTTAAAGCCGTAAAAGAAACCGTATCTCAGTATGCAACCCTGGACAATCTTTCAGCAGTTATGGATTTGTCAGATCAGATGATGGCTGTTGCCGCCCGCCTGGATATGATGAATGACGGACAGCAGAGCACAGAGGACTTACAGAACATGATTTTTCAGGCAGCAGAACGGTCCGGCGGTTCTTATCAGGGAACTATGGCAGCAGTTTCGGATCTGGGCATTACGGCCGGCGGCGCCTTTTCCGGAAATGAGGAAATCGTGGCCTTTATGGAGCAGGTGAACAGGCAGCTTGCAGTTTCGGGAACAGGAGAAAGCGGGAGTGATGCGGTTCTGTCCCAGATTACCCAGGCCATGAGCTCAGGGACTCTGGGAGAAGGAGGATTTGATACTATTCTGAGTCAGGCTCCCGGCATGATACAGGCCATTGCCAGTTACATGGGACTTCCTGCAGAACAGTTAAGAAACCTGGCAGCGGAGGGAAGGATTACGGCCGATATTGTGAAATCGGCCATGTTTGCGGCTACAGATGAGACCAATACAAAATTTGCAAGTATGCCCATGACGTTTGCTCAGATGCAGACTTCTTTTCAGAATCATGCCCAGATGGCTTTCCAGCCGGTTCTGGAGCGTATCAATGAGCTTGCAAACAGTGCGGAATTTCAGGAATTTATAAATGGAATTATCAGCGGATTCTATATGGTTTCCGGAGTGGTGCTCTGGATTATGGATCTGATGGCGGCGGCAGGAGGATTTATCGGGGATAACTGGTCGATGATTTCTCCGATTATTTATGGCGTTGTGGCAGCTTTGTCAGTTTATCTGCTTGTTGCCGGGATTGTTGCAGTCATCAATGGTGTGATTGCCATATCAGAGAGAATAAAAGCAGCGGCTCAGGGAATAGCAGCCACTGCAACAGAGATAGAAACAGCTGCTCAGCATGGATTGAATGCAGCTCTGGCAGCATGTCCACTTACATGGATTGTCCTGATGATTATTGTGCTGATTATGATTATTTATGCAGTAGTTGCGGCTATAAATCATTTTGCGGGAACTTCCATATCAGCTACAGGTATTATCTGCGGAGCATTTGCAGTTGCTGGTGCATTTATTGGAAATCTGATTATCGGCATGATTAATTTTGTAATCGGTGTGTTTTGCCTGTTCTGGAATTTTATCGCAATGTTCGCAAACTTTTTTGGAAATGTGTTCAGTGATCCGGTAAATTCCATTGCAAGGCTGTTTTTTGATATGGCTGACTTTGTTCTGCAGATTCTGGAGACACTGGCATCGGCCATAGATACGGTGTTTGGCTCAGATCTGGCCGGTACGGTTTCCGGATGGCGCGGTTCCCTGGAAGGATGGGTTGATAAAGAATTCGGCAAAGGGAAAGAAGTCATGAAAGAAATGAATCCGGAGGACTATTATCTTGACCGTCTGAAGTATGGAGATGCCTGGGATAAAGGATATGGTTTTGGACAGGGAACAGAGGGTACGATTTCAGATTTACTGAATTCCGGGGGTGGACTGCCGGGACTGGATAATTTTCCAACGGAAATTCCACCATATGAAAGCGGCCCTGGTGGCGGCCCCGGCGGCGGCCTGGGCGGATGTCCTGGAGATAGTGTGGCTGACGGTCTCAACAGCAGCGGAACAACGGGAAACCTCGATGCCATTTCCGCGAATACCGGAGACATGGCAGAGTCCATGAACATCACTCAGGAGGACCTGAAATATCTGCGGGATATAGCAGAGCAGGAGACGGTGAACCGGTTTACCACAGCCCAGATTAATATTGACCAGTCCGGCATGAAAAATACGGTAACCGGAACCAATGACCTGGAGGGTTTTGTTTCAGGGCTTACCGAAGCAGTGAATGAAGCAGTAATAAGCATAGCGGAAGGAGTGCATAGCTGATGGCAAAAAGCGGATATGAATTCTATCTGGGGAAACGTCTGCTTCCGGTTCCGCCGGAGCAGCTTCAGATGACATTCAATAATGCAAATAAAACAGTAACTTTAATGAACGGGGAACAGGTGAATCTTCTGAAAAAACCGGAGCTGACAGACATTGAATTTGAATGTCTTCTGCCTCAGGTACGTTACCCCTTTGCAGTCTATAAATCGAAATTCAGAAAGGCAGATTATTTTACAGAATATTTTGAAGAACTGAAAAACAGCCGGAAAATAGTTCGATTTAAGGTTTACCGGAACTTACCCAATGGGAAACCGCTGTCTGGCGTTAATATGAAGGTATCCCTGGAGGAGTACAAAATAACCGAGAATGCCAAAGAAGGAAATGACCTGAAGGTAAAAATCAAACTGAAGCAGTATCGGCAGTTCGGAACAAAGACAGTTAAAATTTATAAACCTGCAAAAGATAAAAAGAAACGGAAGGCAACAGAGGACAGAATTCCGCGGGAAACGGAAAATTCTCCGGCGCCTTCCGCACCGCAGACTTATACTGTGGTAAAGGGAGACTGTCTGTGGGCTCTGGCAAGGCGTTTTTATGGGAATGGTTCTCTCTATACGGTGATTTATGAGGCCAATCGTTCCGTAATCGGGGGAAATCCTGATCTCATTTACCCTGGTCAGGTACTGGTCATTCCGCCGGTGTAGGAGGAAATGCAGATGAAAGTAAATGCGGAACTTCTGATAGGAAATGAAAAAGGAACGAAACTGTACCGGCCGGCAGTAGAAGAAGGAATTGAATGGTCTACGGAGCGCAGAGGTACGCCTGGCAAACTCACATTTAAAGTGTTAGAGGATAAGAAGCTGAAATTTTCGGAGGGAAGCCCGGTAAGGTTTACCGTAAATGGAAAGAAGATTTTTTTTGGTTTCGTATTCAAACAGCAGAGTGCCAGAAAAGAAGGAAAAGTACGGGAGCTCACAGTTACCGCTTATGACCAGCTCCGGTATCTGAACAACAAGGACACCAGAGTCTACGAAAATAAAACGGCTGACCAGCTTATAAAAATGATTGCGGAGGATTACCGGCTGTCCGTGGGTACCCTGAAGAACAGCGGGTATGTGATACCTTCCAGAGTGGAGGACAATACCTCCCTGTTTGAAATGATAGAGAATGCCCTGGATCTGACGCTGGAAAACAAAAAGGAGATGTATGTCCTGTATGATGATTTCGGGAAACTGACACTGAAAAATATTTCAGACATGTATGTGGAGAAAAAAGGAAAATATCTTCTGATTGATGAAGAAACCGGAGAAAATTTTGATTATACATGCAGCATTGACCAAAATACTTACAACCGCATCAAGCTGGCGTACGACAATGAGGAAACCGGGAAACGTGAAATCTACATTGCGCAGGACGGTTCTAATATGAACCGCTGGGGAATTCTGCAGTATTTTGATACATTGCAGAAAGGCGAGAATGGGAAAGCAAAGGCGGATGCCCTGCTGAAGCTGTATAACCAGAAAACCCGAAATCTGAAAATTACCGGTGCTGTGGGAGACAACCGAGTGAGAGCAGGAAGTCTGGTGGCGGTAAAACTGAATCTGGGAAGTAAAAAAGTGAGTAATTTCATGCTTGTGGAAAAATGCAAACATGTATATAAAGGGAGAGAACACTGGATGGATTTGACGCTCCGGGGAGGTGAATTTATTGTCTGATGCGGTAGAACTGGTAAAAATTATGAAAAAGGCAGCCCTTGAAGCGGTGGAGGCCTCAAAACCGGTAAACCTGTGTTTTGGAACTGTGGAATCTGTTTCGCCTCTGAAAATTAATGTGGAGCAGAAAATGACGCTTGGAGAGGCCCAGCTGATTCTCACCGGAAATGTGATGGATTACCGTATAAAAATTGCAGTGGACATGGATACGGATACAGCTTCTGGCTCCCATGTCCATTCTGTGGAAGGAAAAACTTTGCCTGGTGCGATGGGGCATGACCACGAATTCCGGGGAACAACCGGCGAGGCCGGAGCTGCCCATAACCATCGTATTTCCGGGGAACAGGAAATTATCATTAAAAATGGGCTTGCAGCAGGAGAGAAAGTGCTGCTGCTCAGGCAGCAGGGCGGTCAGAAATATTTTGTATTGGAAAGGATTGGGATATGATACCGGCAGAGACAGGTTTTTTGGAAGAGGATTTTGAAATAGAACAGGAACCCAGTAAAAATTACAGAATGGATATAAAAAAGCAGAGGGTACAGGGAAAAACAGATGGACTGGAGGCCATGAAGCAGGTGGTATTTAAGATTCTGAGCACGGAACGGTATCAGTATCTGATTTACTCCTGGGATTACGGGATTGAGCTTCTGGACTTATTTGGAGAACCGGTAAGCTATGTCTGCCCGGAACTGGAATACAGAATAACGGAGGCATTGCAGCAGGATGACCGGATTGAAGAAGTGGACGGATTTGAGTTTGAGGTAAATGGAAGTACAGTGAAGGCTTTGTTTACGGTACATACTGTTTTCGGAAACCTTAAGGCAGAAAGAGAGGTGGATATTTAATGTATGAAGATATTATTTATGAAGACATACTGGAGAGAATGCTGGATCATGTTCCGGATGACATGGATAAACGGGAAGGTTCTGTGATATATGATGCGCTGGCTCCGGTTGCGATTGAACTTCAGCTGATGTATCTGGAACTGGACGTGATTTTAAAGGAAACTTTTGCAGACACAGCCTCCAGAGAATTTTTGCTCCGAAGGGCAAAAGAGCGTGGAATCGTGCCGAAAGCCGCAGCGAAGGCTGTGCTGAAAGGAGTTTTCACTCCGAATACTCTGAAGCTGGAGCCAGGGACACGTTTCAGCTGTGAGGAGCTGTATTATGAGGTACTGGAACAGCCGGAGGAAGGCATCTGCCATTTTCAGTGTGAGACAGAAGGAACTGTGGGCAACAGTACCTTTGGAAAGCTGATTCCGGTGGAGTATATTCCAGGTCTCGAAACCGTGGAACTGACAGAGCTTCTGATCCCTGGGGAAGATGAAGAAGATACGGAACTTTTCCGTAAAAGGTATTTTGATTCCTTTCATTCTCAGGCGTTTGGCGGAAATAAAAAGGACTATACGGATAAAACGCTGGCTATTCCCGGTGTGGGAGCGGTAAAGGTAACACCGGTATGGAACGGCGGAGGTACTGTAAAACTGACTATTCTGGACGCAGGTTATGGGAAAGCAGATGAAACGCTGCTGAAGCGTGTACAACAGGAGCTGGACCCGCAGCAGGACGGTAAGGGAGAAGGGATTGCACCCATTGGCCATGTGGTAACAGTGGATACGCCTCAGGAATTTTCCATAGAGGTTTCCGTACAGGCAGTTTATGATACCGGATATGGATTTGAGGCACTGCATTCCCGGATGGTGCAGGCGGTGGAAAATTATCTGGGACAGCTGCGGGAACTCTGGGCGGAGCAGGATTCACTGGTGGTCAGAATTGCCCAGACAGAGGCAAGGCTCCTTGCAATTGACGGAATTATAGATATAACCTCAGTTGCGTTAAATGGAAAAACTGAAAATATTATTCTGGAAGAAGGGCAGCTTCCGGTATGCGGAGGTGTGGTATCATGATTAGAGAAGCAGACCTGATTTCCTTTCTTCCGGAATTTATGTGCGGCTACCTGGAACTGAGAAAGCTGCTGAGTGCACAGCAGCGGGAAGTACAGGCACTGGAGGATATGACAGAAATTTTGAAGAATAATCAGTTTATTCTCTCAGCAGATGAACAGGGAATAGAAAAATTTGAGACTATGCTGGGGATTGCGGCGCTGGATGACGATTCTCTGGAAAACCGCAGATTTCGTGTCCTGTCTCGATGGAATAATGCCATTCCATATACGGAACAGGTATTGCGGAACAGGCTGGATACTCTCTGCGGTGCGGATGGTTATTCTCTGGAAATCCAGAATCAGGAATACCGGATAAAAATCCGTGTTGCCCTGAAAAGTAAAAAGAATTATAAAATGGTGGAAGAAATGCTGAAAGAGACAGTTCCGGCAAATATGGTGTTGGATCTGTCTTTACTTTATAACCAGCATAAAACATTGAAACAGTTTACTCACAGACAGCTTTCGGCATTTACCGGAAAGCAGATAAGGAATGAGGTGTTGATTTATGGCAAATGAAACAGTAAATTACGGTTATCCGAAACCGGAAGAAGATGATTTTTATGATATTAACCAGTTCAATCAGGCAATGGATATGATTGACGGTGATTTGAAAAAAACAGAGGAGATGAAGCAGAACAAGCTGGATATCGGCGCTTTTACAGGGAACATTGACGTGCTGGGAGAAGGCGGACTGCCCCGGACTTCCAGTGTAAGCTGGTGCCGGTCAGAACTGGTGTCAGGAACTTTACCGGTATTATCTGATGCGGCATATTGCTTTTCGCTGGAAACCTGTGTGGCAGCAGAAAATGAAAGGGATTCCGCCAGAGTTCAGAGAGCTGTATTACATGAAACAGCAAATATCAGAATTCTGGAACGTATGTATGTGGACGGACAGTGGCATGAATGGAAGGAATTGCTTCAGAAAGATGGAGATTTGAAAGATGCAACCGTTACTTTTGACAGTGGGGATAATGAGAGCCCTGCGGAATGGGCAGAGGTTGCGCCTGTGGAAGGCGGAGAGAAACAGGGCAGTCTGTGGCAGAAGGTTTCCCTGTTTGCCAGAAATCTGCGGTATCTCTGGAAACTGTGCGGGACGAATGATATTTCCGGGCTGGCAGACGGGACGCTGACGGGGGCGGTCAGTAAGTTAAACACGGATTTGTCAGAAAAAGCAAATCTGTCCGGGGAAAACCGTTACGATTCTACAAATCTGGTTTCCAAAATTGTAGGTGTGAACAAAGATTCTTTTGTACATGCCCAGTTTGTGGCAGAGTCACAAAACAAAGCGGATTCTACAAGCCGGGCAGGCTATGGATTTCACAATGATGGTATCACAGGTGGATTCCTTTATCTTGATAATGACCACAAATTGAAATTTATTGATGCATTTGGCGGAGTCCACGTAATTATAATGGAATCGCCCTGAAATAGTGTTTCATATCAGTTTACACAAAATTTAAAAGAATCTGATTCCATAATTACCAGAATTAAAATAAAACTGTGCCAGTCGTGTATCTCCTGCATATGAAAAAGCAATTCCGGCTCCGTATGCTGCTCCATATATAAATGTCAGGGCACAGATGGAAGGGCCACCTGTGCTTCCCATGATACTCTCGAAAGTATTAACAGAAGTCGGATTGATTTCTATTTTTGGAATAACTTTGGCATCAAGAAATCCTTCAATTCCTCCTTCAATAGTCACGCCTGTGCAGGCCTTAAAAGATATTGTTGAATATTTCCAGTTTTTTGCAACTATCAAATCCGTGTTTAGTGAACTGTGAAAAATGGAAGCTGAGAACCGGGAAGTTGTGTTTGCAAACAATATCAGGATATGGTATATTCGATACAGGAGTAATCGCGTTACAGGGTGGACCAGCCTCCCGCCTTTCTGAAATGGCATTCGCCATTGTGTCGTTCGGCACGAATCCCTTCATGGGAAATACGGAAAGAGGGAGGTGGTGGATATGAGTACATATGAAGTATTGAGCCTGCTTATTTTAGGCGGTACTTTTCTCGTTTCACTGCTTGCCTACATAGATAGGAATAACAGGCGCAAATAAAAATAAGCCTACCTTGTTACTTAGCCGGTACAGGTAGGCTTATTGCCCATCCGGGAGGCTAACCACTTTGTGGGCGGTTGCTCCTTTTGATGTCTTTACTATAGCATACAGGCGAATTTATTGCAAGGATTTTGTTCCGTTATGATATGATTGTGCCGGAGGTGGTTACAGTTATGGACATAAGAGAGCAGATAATTCATAAAGTCATGGAAGCTCTGGAAGGGCGTGTGGATACAGGCGTAACAGATACGGTTCAGGATATTCTTGTAATTGAACTGAATAATTATGAGGTTCAGGAACGGTGTACAGAAATAGCAACGGTGGATAACAGTGCTGAAAATATGCTGAAAAAATTTCTTGCCACAAAGCGCATTGAAGGGATTGCGGAATCTACCCTACACAGATACGCGGATGAGAACCGGAAGCTGATACAGTTTCTTGGAAAGCCCCTGTATGAGGTGACAGCTTACGATATTCGGTTTTATCTGTCATATCGCAGGGAAAAGACCGGTGTAAAAGTGAGTAACCGGACACTGGACGGTATGCGCAGGTGCTACTCCAGCTTTTTTGGCTGGCTGTCGGCAGAAGGGCTGATTGGCCGGAATCCATGCGCGGCTATTAAACAGATTAAGTATCGAAAAAAGGTAAAGAAGCCCTATTCGGCGGCGGAAATGGAAAAGTTAAGAATGGCCTGCGGGAATATCCGGGACCTGGCATTACTGGATTTCCTGTACTGTACGGGCTGCAGAGTATCAGAGGTGGCCAGGCTTAACATAGATGATATAGACTTTGAGCGGATGGAATGTACTGTGCTGGGGAAAGGGAATAAAGAGCGCACTGTTTACCTTTCCGAAGTAGCGGCCATGCACCTGAAAGATTATCTTTTCGCGAGAACAGATAAAGGAGAAGCCCTGTTTTCGGGAAAGGGGACGGAGAGGCTGGGGAAAAACGGGATAGAAGTGCTTCTGAAACGAATCGGAGGGAAAGCGGGGGTGTCCAATGTACATCCGCATCGATACCGCAGGACGCTGGCAACCAACCTTCTGGACCGCGGAATGAATATACAGGATGTGGCGGCGATACTTGGACATGCAGACCTGAAAACCACACAGGTATACTGTTATATATCTCAGAAGAATGTAAAGACAGCATACAACAAGTATGCAATATAAGGGATAAATACATCATATGAGAGCAGGAAGACTCCGGGATACAGGCCGGAGTTTTTGTTGTACCCGGAAATATCGGAAGGGGAGAAAACGGAAAAAATCGGAGAGAAAAAGCGGGAATCTGCTAAACACGGATATTGTGCCGGGATACATCTCCTGTTCTTATTCTTTTTGTGAACAGCATGGCTGGTATCGAATAGCAAAGACAGAAGGTGTATATCACGACAATTCATGCCTGATAAGCGCAAAGCGATATTATAATAACATGCCTCCGGAGTATCAGAAAATACAATTTTTTGGTGTATACACTTTGAGAAAGTTTATAAGTATATCATCTGCTTCCCTTATGCATGCCTGGACAAAAATCAGAGAAACATGGGACGAAACAAATAATGTATCTTACCTGGAGATTTATCAAAATACTGATAATGCTAATATGTGGCTGATTTCAATAGAAGATGCCCTTTCTCCTGAAGGTAACATTCAAAGCTGGAAAACTATACCATCCGTTCTGACTCAGGAGACAATAAATGGTGTGAAAGTGCTTGCTTTGTTAGAACTTCCTGCAAATAATCCGGCATAAAATTAGTTCAAACCATCGTTTCTGTCCAGTCTGCAACATTTTTAAAAATGATACCACTGACTTTTCTGTAAAAAATGATTCCAGGAAAAGCGTAAGAAAATACAATAGCAGAAGCAAATTCCCAGATACCGTAAGACTGAACAATCATTTTTATGCTGCCGCCGGCGGTTACGTTTACAATATATGTTTCATTTCCAAGCGGAATCTTTAAAAAAATATCTTTTACAATATCATCAAGGTTTAAAGTAGGAGGGTATTCAAAAAATATTTTTCGCACTATGGTGTTTTGTAAATCCGTGTTTAGCAAACCAACCCACAACCCCACCATATTTTTGCCTGAACAAAAGCACTTAAAGGCCGACTTTAAGTGTTTTTCTTATGCAAAAAAATAAAAAAAGGGGGTGAATCAATGTATGTGATATGGAATTTCATCCAGCAGAACTGGCTGGAATGGCTGTTTGGCATTGTAACATTCATTCTTGGTTGTCTTTACCGGGATGTGAAGAAACGTCTGAAAGATGAACAGCAGAAAAGCACAGCCACCGCAGAAGGGGTGAAGAGCCTGCTCCGGGAGAGCATTGTCCAGAATTACAACAAATACCAGGACAGGGAATGCTGCCCGATTTATGCCAAAGAATCCGTGAAGAAGGTATATGAATCCTACCATAATCTCGGCGGCAATGATGTGGCGACCAAACTGTATAAAAAACTTCTGGATATGCCGGAAGAACCAAAAGAAAGAGAGGAATGACTATGAGCAAAAAAACAGAGAAATGGATGAAAGCCGCCGCAGTCCGGGCAGTAAAGACCATGGCACAGAGCGCAGTGGCCCTGATTCCCGCGGCGGCCGCCATAGGAGCGGTGGACTGGCAGGTGGTTCTGGGAACCGCAGCACTGGCCGGGGTGGTATCCCTGCTTACGTCTCTGGCAGGACTGCCGGAGGTACCGGAAGAAAATGAGAGAAACGAAAAACAGCATTGATTTTAAGAAAGGGAGGCAGAACTATGAGCAACATAACCATTAACAGAAACTTTGTTTCAACCAGAAATACCTATATCAGCCGGAATGTGCCGAAATATATTGTGATTCACGAAACAGATAATTATGCCGGAGGAGCCGGGGCCAGACGACACGCCGAAGCCCAGTTCCTGGGCCATCTTGGTACCTCGGTACAGTATTATTCCGGTTCTGACGGTATTTATCAGGCAGCGGAACATACGGACGGGACGTATTCCATCGGAATCGAATATGGCGGTAATCATGCTGTCCGTGACGCAAATAACCGCAATACCATTAACATCGAAATCTGTGTAAACAGCGACGGGGATTATGAAACAGCCCGTGCAAATGCCATTGCACTGGTGAAATATCTGATGGAGGAAACCGGGATTCCTGCAGACCGGGTCATCCGTCATTTTGACGCAAAAGGGAAATACTGTCCCCGGAAGATGATGGACAGTCCGGATTTATGGGAAGATTTCAGAAAACAGATTTCCGGACAGGCCGGGGAGGAACCGGTACAGCCGGAAAATGAGAAGCCGGAGAGACCTGCAGAAGATAATCAGAAAGAAATCTGGTATCGCGTGGGTTCCGGTTGGAAAGAGGGAATCTGTCAGAAGCAGACCGGGGCGTATCATAATAAAGATTTTGCCATTGCAGACTGTAAGCCGGGGCAGTATGTTTATGACGAAAAGGGGACCGTGATTTATTCCGGAGGAAAAGAGGAAGAAAGTGAGAAAGATAAGGATTCCGCCTGCGGCTACACACAGAAACAGTTTATCCTTGATGTGCAGAAAGCCACCGGATCCGCTGCGGATGGAATCGCTGGAGATGAGACGCTCGGAAATACGGTAACCGTGTCCGCTGTGAAAAACAGAAAACATACGGCAGTCATTTATATTCAGAAACGACTGAATGCACTGGGGTATCACTGCGGAGAAGCAGATGGAATTGCCGGGCCGAAATTCACAGGGGCAGTCAACCGCTATCAGAAGGAGATATTGAATTATAAAAGTTCTGACGGAGAAGTTACAGCAGGAAAGAAGATGTGGAAATCTTTGCTGGGGATGATTTGA